CGTGATGGCCTGCTCGCGGTCCTCGGTGTAGTGGACGCGGTCGCCGTCGATGGCGACTTCGTAGGCGCGGAATTCGTCGCACCACAGCTCGGTGACGACGACGCGGTAGCCGCCGCCGCTGGTCATGCGGCCGATGACCCTCTGCCCCTGGTCGGCGGGGCAGTCGTCATGCCGCCGGTCACCGCGATCGAACCCGTCCCAGCGGCTGGAGCAAGGGGCGCTGTGGGCAAGGTGTTCTTCGTACTGGCTGCTGAACATTTTCAATCTCCGGTTGCGTGCTTGGGAGACCTGATTATCGGTAGGGCAGCCAGACTGGCCAATTGTTTGTGGCTATCGCAAAAGCCGAAATCGATAGCGTACGTCTATGCCAGACACGCAATGCCATGCGCTTTTCACATTGCGGAATGCACCAGCTCAAGTTGTCTCGCATAGCGAGACGGGCGTTTCACAGGTTGAAATGTCGTTGACGGGCGTATCCGGCGACAATCAGACTGTCGCGGGTCAATTTGCAATAGACAGTCACAATGGACAACACTCCGAAGATACAAATCACCCCCGATGGCAGCGGGGGCTACGCGATCCAGGCCGGCGAGCAGACGGCCCAGGCGGCCGACCTGGACCAGCTCCTGGACATGATTCGCGACATGCTCGGTGGCGAAGAGTCGGCCGAGGACAGCTGGGAGGCCGAGGCAGCCGACCGTGGCGATGACGGCTACCGGCGCCCGACAGCCGGGCCGATGCGAGCTCTCTGAGCCCGCGTGCCTGAGATAGGACCCGAACCTTCTTCCGTTTTCCCAGGTAAACAGGCCCTCAATCATCGGGCCTGACACAGTGAGGACACACATGGCATCGCAAACGTACGCAACCGCCCCTTCCCGCAATCCCCATGTCGCGGCCGAGGGTTTCGGCAGTGGCGCAAAGCCGGGCAAGGTGCCGGTGCCGCAGGGCGGCGCAGTGATGGGCAAGGCCCCGGCCGGTGGCGACGGCGCCAAGGCCGGCACGCCGCGGGGCTTCGCGGGTGGCCTGATCGATGGCAAGGTCAAGGTCTGACGAAGAAATGACCCCCCTCCCCCCTGTTCGATCGGGGCTGGCGGGTGGTTTCGGCCCCCCTATGCCCCCGCTTTGGGTCCCCGGCGCGCGGGTCCCATCCACTATGGGGGTGTGGCTCGGTCACAACACTCCGGAACTTACTTCGGGGGCCTCATGAGCGACATCGAGAACCGGCGCCGGCAGGGCTTTGCTGAGCTCGCGGGCGATGTCCCCCGCGAGTCGCGGCCGGAGGTCGATGGGTTCGAGCACATGTACGAGCCCCAGATCCGCCGGCCCAACAGGCAGGGCAAGCTCAACCTGCGGGCCGTTGTCGACGTGCTCGACAGCTACGGCCTGGACCCGATCGAAGAGCTGGCCAAGGTCCTCGTGGACAAGGAGCCGGCCCGGTCTCGCGATGGCGCACCGATCATCGACCCCGCGACGGGGCAGCCTGTGATGAAGCCGAAGCTCGACATCGAGACGCACGTCAAGCTGCTGACGGAGCTGGCCCAGTACACGCGGCCGAAGCTGAAGGCGGTGGAGATCACGAACAAGACGCCCGAGCTCAGTGACGAGCAGATCGAGCGTCGGCTGCAGGCGCTCATGGACCGGAATAAGGGAGCCAAGTGATGGAAACGATCAAGAAGCTCTGGGATTACGCGTGCATCACGTGGCTGTCCCTGACGCCCAAGGCTCAGATCACGGTCCTCGTGGCCCTGTTCATCATGTTCTTCGCAGGCGCCGTGCTGGCCCAGGGCAAGACCTGGCAAGTTCTGGAGCACGCGTGTGACAAGTCCGGCGCCGTGAACACGCTGGTCATTGCCGTGGCCGAGCCCGGCTTCGTGCAGATCAGCTGGGACAATTCGTCGGTCTGCGGCAAGGCGTCGTGACCGACCTGGCGTCACTGTCCACAGAAGAGAAGCTGGAACTTCTTCAGCTTCTGGAGATCCGCGACCGTCGCCAGCGCGAAAACATGCTGGCGTCGTACAAGCCGTACGCCAAGCAGAAGGAATTCCACAACGCAGGCGCCACGTACCGTGAACGCCTGTTCATGGCTGCTAATCAGTGCTCAGGCCCGTGGACGTGGGTTGAAACGCCGGGCTCCAAGGCCCTGTCCGTAGATACGTTTTTCGAGCCAGGTGCACGTGTTCAAGCGTGGGACGGTGAATCTCGATGTGTCGCTCCAGTGCGGCACGGATATCTGAAGGGCATTGAGAAAGCGTATCGTCTGGTCCTGGAGACGGGAGAGTTCTTTGACGTGACGGCCAGTCACCAAGTGCTGACCGAACAAGGCTGGCTTTCGGTTTCCCGGATAGTGTCGCTTTCAAGTGGTCTGCGTTGCTGGCAAACAACCGAAGATTTTCTGGCCAGTTGTGTTGCGGGTGGCCGTCTACATGATCCACGACTTCCGCTGGATCCAGGTAGCGACCCAGCACGACTTCTAGAACGAGTCGGTGCTCGGGAACGTAGCCTGTGCTTCTCGCTTGAGGATGCAGAGGCGCGTACACGCTCACATACCAGCCTTTTGTCAGACAACGTCCTCCACCCCAACGCTGGCTGTGACCCGCGCCAGATCGAGGCCCTGTGCGCGCAGTTCGCAGGCCCAGCGATGAGCAGTAGCGTTCTACCGTTGACCGGTGAACACCAAGCCTTCTTGCAACTTGCTCGTGTGTCTCACCTTCTTCCTCAATCAGGCGACGAACCTCGTCTCCTTTCTCTACCAGCAGACGTCCTGGTAGGAATTGTGGCTGGATGTTTCTCCTCTGAAGAAAAGACTGCACTACGTGAGTTTTCAGACCGAGTCGCTCGGCTATCTCTTGACGTGTCAGGCCCTGGGAGTTCCATTGAAGAACTTGGTCAAGATGCGGCTCGACTAGGGACGTTCTACCCATTTGATGGTCCTCGGCTGGTTGGTGGGAGGACGATCACTGCCGTCGTCCCGATTGGTTACCAGCCGATTCTAGACTGTCATGTGGACAGGGTCAATTGCTATTGGGCAGGCGGGGTGGTGCATCACAACAGCGGCAAGACGCTATCTGCTGCATACGAGATCGCGATCCACGCCACCGGCCGCTACCCAGACTGGTGGCAAGGCCGCCGGTTCCACCGCCCGGTCAGCATCCTCGTCGGCTCGGAGTCTGGCGAACTGACCCGCAAGGGCCTGCAGCGCCTGATCGTGGGCTCGCCCCAGAAGCGGGAAGAGTGGGGCACTGGTGCGATCCCGAAGGAGTGCCTGGGCAACACGACGATGAAGCCCGGCGTGCCTGACGCGCTGGCCAGCGTGACTGTCAAGAACGAGTACGGCGGAGAGTCCGTCATCCAGTTCAACAGTTATGACCAAGGGCGCTCGAAGTGGCAGGCGGACACAATAGATATCGTTGCGATGGACGAAGAGCCTCCGATGGATATCTACACGGAGGCGCTGACTCGTACCAACGCGACGGGCGGTATCGTCTTCGTCACGTTCACCCCGTTGCTGGGCATGTCCCAGGTGGTCAAGCGCTACCTGACGGAGAAGCCTGAGGGTACGACCGTCATCCGCATGACGATCGACGATGCGGAGCACTACACCCCCGAGGAGCGTGCGCGGATCATCGCCGCCTACCCCGAGCACGAGCGGGAGGCCCGGACGAAGGGCGTCCCGATGCTCGGCAGCGGCGCGGTGTTCCCCGTGGCCGAGTCCGCGATCAGCGTGGCACCGTTCGAGATCCCCGCCCATTGGGCACGGATCAACGGGATCGACTTCGGATGGGACCACCCGACTGGCTTCGTCTGCATGGCCCACGACAGGGACACGGACACGGTCTACGTGTACGACGCCTGGAAGCTGAAGCAGACCCCCGTCATGACTCAGGCCGGGATGGTCGTAGGCAAGGGGTACCAGAACATACCCTGGGCCTGGCCGCATGACGGCCTCCAGCATGACCGCAATTCCGGGGAGATCCTGAAGGACCAGTACCAGAAGTTCGGGATGAACATGATCTCGGAGAGGGCCCAGTTCGAGAACCGTCCCGACGGGAAGCCTGGTGGCAACAGCCTTGAGGCTGGTGTATCAATGATGCTGGAGAGAATGCAAACACGCAGACTACGCGTGTTTTCCAACTTGGAGGACTGGTTCTCGGAGTTCCGGCTGTACCACCGGAAGGAAGGGATCATCGTCAAGGAGGACGACGACATTCTGTCCGCGACGCGCTACGGGATCATGATGCTGCGCAAGGCGAAGACCTTGCTGGAGATGGAACCGAGCCGTGGCACTTTCAACCGACCCGCTGCGAACCTGCCTGTTTTCCAGGTGTTCAACGCGGACTGTGCGTACTGAATCCGCTCGGTGGGGTGGAGACGCGAAGCCTTCAAGCGATGGTGGCGTGGCGCCGGCCCGCGTAAGAAGGCAGCCGGCACCTGACAAACATGGACCAAGACAAAGACGATGACGCAGTAGGACGCGAGGCCGCTCGACAGGAGCGGCTGCAGGCGTTCGGCCGCTCGCTTGCGTCCATGCGCGACAAGTGGATCCGGTCTCGGGCCGCGACCGGCTGGGACAAGCGGATCGTCGAGTCGCTCGACCAGTACCACGGCAAGGACCCGGCGACGCGGATGGCTGCGTCGATGATGGAGTCGGTCTACCAGGGATACCCGGTCACCGTCCGCGAGGCCCTGCCGACGCGTTCGACGGTGTTCGTCGGTATCACCCGGCAGAAGACCAACAGCGCCGAGGCCCGGCTGGCGGACATCCTGTTGCCCACCGACGACCGCAACTGGGGCATCAAGCCGTCTCCGGACCCCGACCTGGCCAAGGCGATCACGGACGACGACGAGCTCGTCGACCCGGCCACGGGCGAGCCGATCCTGTTCGACATCCAGGGCAACGTCGTGGACAACCCTCAGGAGGGCCGCCCGGCGAAGAAGTCGCAGATCGCCCAGGCCGTCCAACAGGTGGCCAGGCAGGCCGCCGACGCGATGCTGATGGAGATCGACGACCAGCTGGTCGAGTGCGACTACAACGGCGAGATCCGCAAGGTGATCCACGACGCTGCCGTGATGGGCACGGGCGTGATCAAGGGTCCGATGGTGACCCGACGGACGCGCAAGGCCTGGCGGCAGAAGAAGGATCCGGTCACTGGCGAGAAGATGTACGTGATGGAGATCGTGGACGAGCTGCGCCCGGCCTCGTTCCGCGTCGACCCGCGCTTCGTCTGGGAGGACCCGACCTGCGGCGACGATGTGAAGAAGGGTCGCGGTGTGTTCGAGCTGGCCGAGATCAACGACAAGCAGGTCCGAGACCTGGCCAAGCAGCCCGGGTACATCAAGGCCCAGCTGCGCGAGGTCATCGAGCAGGGGCCGATGCGAAGCGCTGCCCTGTACGAGATCCAGCGCACGGAGATCGACAAGAACAACAGCGAGGACGGGAAGAGCTTCCAGCACTGGATCTACTGGGGCGACCTCGACCGGAAGGACCTGGCCGCGGCCGGAGTCGAGGTGGGTGACGAGGACGACCCTCTGCTGTCGATCAGCGGGTGCGTGGAGATGATCAACGACGTCGTCGTCCGCGCGTACTTGAACCCCCTCGAAGACGGGTCGATCCCGTACGACTTCTACCCCTGGGAGAAGGTCACCAGTTCCGCACGCGGGTACGGCATTCCGTACCTGATGAAGTCTCAGCAGAGCGTGACCAACTCCGCCTGGCGGATGTTGATGGACAACCTGGGGGTCACCTCGGGCCCTCAGATCGTGGTCAAGCGCGGCGCCGTGACGCCGGCCGACGGTCAGTGGACGCTGACCCCTCGCAAGTTCTGGTACCTGACGGACGACTCGATCGACGTCAACAAGGTCTTCGCCTCGTTCCAGTTCGACAACCACCAGGCGCAGCTGGCCGCGGTGATCGAGATGGCCGAGAAGATCGTCGACCAGGAGACGGCCACGCCGATGATGGCCCAGGGCCAGCAGGGCTCCGCTCCGGAGACGGTTGGCGGGATGCAGCTGCTGATGAACGGCGCGAACGTGGTCCTGCGCCGGCTGGTCAAGCAGTTTGACGACTACGTCACGAAGCCCCACATCCGCCGCTACTACGACTACAACATGGCGTACAGCGAGAAGGACGAAATCAAGGGCGACTTCCAGATCGACGCACGTGGATCCAGCGCACTGATCATCCGTGATATCCAGAACCAGGCATTCACCAACTTGTTGGCGATTGGCGGGAATCCTGCATATGCGGAGATGATTGACAGGAAGAAGCTGTTCGAGAAGGCGCTTCGTGCTCAGCAGATCGACCCTCGGGACGTGATGCTGACCGACGAGCAGATCGAAGAGAACCGCAAGGCCAACCCGCCCCAGCCGGATCCGAGGATCGCAGCGGCCCAGATCAACGCCGAGGCCCGGATGATGGAGGCCCAGGCGGTGGCCGCCGGCCGCGCTGCCGAGACCGAGGCCCGCACCGAGAGCGAGGTCGAGAACCGCCGCCTGCGGATGCTGGAGCTGCAGCTCAAGCACGACCTGGCCGTGATGCAGATGGCCACTCAGCAGCAGATCACCGTGCAGCAGGTCAAGGCCCAGCTGGCCCAGACGGCGCTGCACGACAGGACCAAGAAAGAACTCGCAGCGAGCGAGATGATCTTCAAAGAGAAGGACAGCCCCGACGGGCAGGGAATCTGACCATGCCGATCGACATCACCGAGTACAGCAGCCTGGCGATGGACGCCCAGGGGCGGATCATCCTCGTTGGCCAGGAGCCTTCGAGGACGAACCAGCAGCTCACCCCTGGCGTGAGTAGCACCCAGTCCGCGGCTTTCGATGACGCGACCCGTTTCGTGCGTCTGCACACGGACGCCAACTGCCGCTGGGCGATCGGCCCGAACCCGACCGCGTCTTCCACTTCACCGCGGCTTCCTGCCGGCGTCACCGAGTACATCGGTGTTCGGCCGGGTCACAAGATCGCGGTCATCCAGTCGAGCTGAGGAGAACGACGATGATGGGTTTCAACGTCTCGGCGGCCGCACCGGCAATCGATTTTCTGAAGATCCTGGAGCTCGCCGCTGACCCGGCCAAGAGCCGCGCCGTCTTGGAGGAAATCCTCGCTGCATCGAAATCTCTGGACGAGAAATGGAGGCAGACCGACGCCGCCAGAATCGAAGCAGAGGCGTCGATTCAAAAGTCACTTGCCGAGGCCGAGGCCAACACGCTGACGGCTCGTCGTGCGGCGCAAGAGGTCGCCCGCGCACGGGACGAGCGCGACGGCCTGTTGGCCCAACTGGAGGGCGCCAAGAACAGTCTTTCGGCCACCAGCAGCGCTCTGGCTGCAGCCGCCTCTGATCTTTCTTCGGCAAAAGATTCCCTGGAAGCAGTCAAGTCCGAGGTGGAGGCCAAGACGCAGGAACTGGAAAAGGCGTCGGCTCAACTGGCAGAAGTAACTGAAAAAAATCGTCTTGCAGACGAAGAGGCGGCCGCCCTGGAAAAGCGAATCGAGAAGGCCCGCGCCCAGATCGCGAAGCTGTTGGGCTGAAGAATAGGAAAGGAATCAAGTCATGCCTCTGGTCTCTGGTGATTTCGTCGTACGTCTTTCCGGCGGCGCGAGTAACTCGGACGGCAACGCCGCTTTGGGCGGAGCCAAGAGCAGCAACACGGCGTCCACGTCCACGGATGGACTGTTCGACACGGTCTCGTCCGCCGAGGCGTCCGCTGGCGACACCGAGTACCGGTGCGTGTACCTGCACAACGCAAACGCTTCGAGCTCGATGATCGACGCGGTCATTTGGGTGGGCGCGAACACGCCCAATGCCAGTACAACCCTGGACATCGGCGTTGGTACGGCAGCCGTCAACGGCACCGAGCAGACGGTGGCGAACGAGTCGACCGCCCCGACGAGCGTGTCCTTCAGCGCGCCGTCGTCGCAAGGCGCCGGCCTGGCGTTGGGCACGATACCCGCCGGCCAGCACAAGGCGATCTGGCTGCGTCGTACGGTCAGCGCGTCTGCTCCTGCGAGTTCCAACGACACTTGGCAGCTCAACTTTGCCGCCGACTACACGTCGTGATCCGCGTAGGTTTTCGTTACGCCGACACGAGGTTGTTTGCTCGCGTGATCGGCTGGTGGCAGCGGCACGATAGCGCTCACTGCGAAGTTTCAGGAACATGGGACGGGAAGGCTCACGAATGCGTCGGGGCTTCCTTCCTTGACCGCGGCGTCCGGCTGAAGGTCATCGACATGCCGCCCGAGAAGTGGCGGATCTACGAAATCGACCGGCCCGCTGGCGTCGTTGCCAGCTGGTACGACCGGCACGCAGGCGACGACTACGACGTGCTCGGCCTGCTCGGCTTCTTGTGGCGCCCGATCCGCGGTCGGGGCCGACGGTGGTTCTGTTCCGAGCTGGTCGCCGACGTGCTTGGCCTGCAAGAGCCGCACCGGTACGACGTGGCCGCGATCGAAAGCGTGTGCAATTTTGTCGGAAGGAGGGTGCAATGACTCCAGAAGAAATCCGCGCAGCCATCAAGGCCCGGCCAGATCTGGCGGGCATCACCAGTAGCGAAGTACTGGCCGCTGCGCTGTCGGTCGGCCGTACCGCTGTCAAGCCGCGCACGATGGTCAGTGCTCGCGGCCTGGCCGAGCATCTGGGGCCGATGGCGGCTGAGGTAGTGCTCATGAAGCTGGAAGCCGCGCGCGACGCGATGCTTGCTTCGCCGGACCAGCAGCAGCAGGTTCTGGGAAGCCTTCTGCGGCGGCAACTGCGATTCCTTGAGTCGGATGGACTGGACTTTAGCGCTCCCGCGCTGCGCTCGATGCTCGATCAGTTTGTCGCGCTTAACATTCTGTCGGCGGACGAGGTCGAAGCGTTGAAGCGCATTGCTTTGGTGCCGGACCCCGTGACCGAATACGAAGTCCGCGTCGCCTTGTGGCATGACGACGGCACCCCCAGGAGCTGAACATGCCGGGCGACATCAAGGGCAAATACCTCGCAAGCGTCACGCTCGCCGACACCGGGCTCAACTCCCTCGCCGCGTCGAGCACGCGCCTTGCGGGTTACGAGACGAACGCCGTGGACGTGGGCGGTATCAGTGGTGGCCCTCCGGCCGACATCCTGCTGTCCGGGGTCTTCAAGGCTGCTGCCGCGAACGGCCAGGCTGGCCAGATCGACGTGTGGGTCATCGGGGCCCTCACCGACAGCCCCATCTGGCCCGACGTGTTCGACGGCACGGCCAGCACCGAAACTGCCACTAGCGCGAACGTGCTGAACGCCTGCGGGCGTCTGGCCGCGGTGATCACGGGCGACAACGTCAACGACCGCAGCTACCCCTTCTCGCCGGTCAGCATCGCGTCCCTTTTCGGCGGCGTGCTGCCGGACCAGTTCGTGGTGTTCGTGGCGCACAACATCCAGACCACGACCAACGCCTGGGCGACAAGCGGTCACGCGATCTACTACACGCCGGTCCTGGCTCAGTACACCTGATCGGCTGACCCGTGATTCTGCAGCGCAGCACGCTGACCGCGCAGCCGCAGAGCCCGGTACAGCCCGACTGGAACAACCCGCTGACGCGCGGGTTGATCACACTGGCGCTGCCGCGTGGCAACACGATGTGGTGCGCGGTCACGCGCCAGCTCTACAC